CCTCGACGAGTTTCCGACCGCCAATGCCGGGCGGATCTACCTGCCGCGCCCGCCCCTGATCTCGATCACCGAAATCAAGTACATCGGCGATCTCGGCACCGAGCTCCCACTCGTTGTTGGGACCGGCTACCAGGTGGACGCCGACTCCTGGCCCGCTCGCCTCTACCCGCCCGCCGATGGATCCTGGCCGTCGGTCAAGGCCGGCGTCCCGTCGCCGGTGCGCATCAAGTACAAGGCGGGGTTCAAGGTGACCGATCCGCCTTCTACGGCAGTCGCCCCGCTGTCGGTTTCCCAGGCCATGCTCCTGCTGATCGGCCAGTGGTACGAGAACCGCGAGGGCGGCTCGCCGGATGATTTCTCGGTGCTGGACTCCCTGCTCGGGTCACTCCGGCCGCAGGTGAACTTCGACCAGTAGTGGGGCACGCGCTGCGCGCGTGCCGTGAGGAAACCATGAAGGAGATTGCGATGAAGAGGATCCAGTGGCTCGTGGTGCTGCTCCTGGCCGCGGTGATGTGGCCCTGCGGCGCGTGGGCCCAGACGCCCACCCCGACCGTCACGCCGACTCCGACCTTGACTCCCACGCGGACTCCGACGCCCACGGCGACCGGGACGCCGACCCCCGGCGGGGCGTACGGCCGCGCCGTCGTGACGCCGGTAGCCTACGGCGTGCAGCGGCTCGTCCCTCCCACGCCCGGTGCCCGGACGCTCGCCTGGACGCCGGCGGAGATCACCTGGTTCAACTCGGCCGTCTGCACGGGGAACGAGATCCTGCTGGTCTGGAATACCCACGCCGCCGATCCCGGGACGGTCACCGTCACGGGTGCCACCGATGCGTTCGGCCGGACCGCGAGCATCGCCAGTTACAGCCTGGCGGCCGGCGAGATGGCGTTCTTCGGGCCGCTTCGCAGCGACGCCTTCCGGCAGACCGACGGAAAGGTCTGGTTCGCCGGATCAGCCGCTACCGTCAAGTTCGCCGTCATCCGCCTCCCGTAGCGGCCGTGATGGGACTTCGCCCATGAAGGCCGGCAGTCTCCGCCACCGGGTCATCATCCAGCAACTCGCCACGGGACAGGACTCGGCAGGCGCGATCACCGAGACCTGGTCGGATTTCGCCACCGTCTTTGCGGCGGTCGAACCGCTGTCCGGCCGCGAATACTGGCAGGCGCAGCAGGTCGCCGCCGAGACATCGATCCGTGTCCGCGTGCGCTACTTGGCCGGGATCGTTCCCACGATGCGCGTCCTCTATGGCTCGCGCATCCTCCAGATTCTCTCGATCGTGGACCCCGAAGAGCGCCACCGCGAGATCCAGTTCATGTGCCGGGAGACCCGCGAGGCTGCCGCGTGACGATCGAGGAGGGCCTCTTCGCCTTCGTCACGGGCGATGTCGATGTCCATGCCCTGATCGGAAGTCGCATGTACGCGCTCCGGTTGCCGCAGGAACCAAAACCGGTGTTTCCGGCCATCGTCTATCAGCGTGTGGACGGTGATCGCGAGCGCGCGGGCGATGGACCGACCCACCTCGCCACGGGTACCTACACCCTCACGTGCTGGGCTGGGACGTATGAGATGGCCAAGTCCCTGGCGCGGCTCGTGCGCAGGACCTTGGACGGGGCCGCAGGTCCGTTTGGCGACGTCGAGGTGGGATGGGTTTTTGCCAAGGATTCCAGCGACGACTACGAGGACGATTTGAAGTTGTACGGGCGCATCGTCGAGCTAACCATACAGTACGCGGAGGATTGATATGTCCAAAGACGTGGGGGTTTTCGCGAAAGGAACGAAACTCGAGCACGGGGATGGTGACACTCCCGAGATTTTCACCGAGGTGAAGGGGATCACGAACTGGGTCCCCGATGCGGGTGGTGCGGGGGATCCCGAGAAGATCGACGTCACCTCGGGTTCCACAGTCGGCATGGTGAGGGAGAAGCTCGACGGTTACAGCGACAAGCGACCAGGGACCGTGGATATCGAGTTCTTCTTCGACGGTTCAAACGCCGTGCATGCGGCCCTTTACGACGCCGCGATAGCGGGGTCCGATGAGAATTTCAAGCTCACGATCCCGACCAGCACCGGCACGAAGGTTGTCACCTTCACCGCGCGGCTCAGCGGTTTCCCGATCAGCGTGCCCTTCGACAAGGTGATCACCGTGAAGACCACGCTCGCCGTCAAGGAGGATAGTTGGGAAGAGGCGGCGTGACGCCGCTGGTTGATTGTTCGGCGTTGGATGAAGGGGAGATCCGATGATGACACGTGACGAAATTCTCGCATTAGAAGCCAAGATCGAGGAGGTCAACCTGCCCGCCCTCGGAAAGACGGTCCATGTTCGGGAACTTACCGTGGCCGAGCGCGACCTCTTCGATCGACGCGTCGTTGAGGCCCCGCGCGACAGCGCAGTGCTCCGTGCCGAACTCCTCACGCGCTGTCTCGTTGATGAGAAAGGCCGGCGTCTCTTCGGCGAGGGTGACTTCGAAGCCCTGAACGCCCTGCCGGCGACCGCCCTCGAGCCGGCCGTCGCGGTTGCCCTGCGACTAAACGCCTTGCGGGCCGAGGATCTTGACGCTCTGGGAAAAGGCTCCGCCGCCACGCCGGGCGCTGGTTCCTCTTCTGGCTCGCCCGGGAGCTCGGCGGCATGACCGCCCGGGAACTCGGGCGCCGCATGTCCTCGATCGAGTTCTCGGAATGGCAAGCCTGGTTCGGTTTCGGTTGTGAGCCGGCAGGCGGGCGCCATGACGGCGAGACTCCGGCCTACGCCAGCGGTGACGACGAGCTCTACGCCAAGTTGACGGGAATGTTCGGGAAGGGGAAGCGATAGCGCGTGGACGGGATCCACGTGACCTTCGCTGGCACGAAGGAGATGCAGCGCCGGCTCCTCGGTATGGCCGCTTCTGTGCAAGGAGCAGTCCTCAAGCCCGTCGTGGCGGAATCAGCCGGTGTCCTCAAGGACCTCATGGTCTCCCTGGCGCCGAAACGCACCGGTGCGCTCGGTGGAGGCTTGATCGCGGACCTCATGAAGATCGGGCTTGGCTATTGCTACTACTGGGTGCGGCTGGCGGCCCCAGTCTATTACGGCGTGTTCCAGGAGTTTGGTCTGGGGACTGGTCGGTCGATCCCGGTGAGCGAGCGCACGCGACGGCGCCGCTCCAACTATGAACTGTCGCTCCTCATTCGCAAGAAAATGATCGTCGAGCAGGGACGGTCCGGGGCCGCCTGGAAGGCCGCGCTCGCCACGTTGGGCAAACGCGAAGCAAAACGGCAGAAATATCTCGCCGAGGGCAAGTACCTGCAGGGCGAGCGCCGGCCCAATATGGCGGCCCACCCGTTCATGCGTCCCGCCGTCAAGTTCCTGCGAACCGAACTTGCGGTGCGAATGTTGGAGGGTGCCGCCGCCAACATCGTCCGCTGGACGGGGCCAGGCAGGTAACGATGGCAAAGGCGGGCAGCTCGATCGGCAGCATCTACGCCAGGATCGGAGCCGATACCTCCGACTTTCAGGCGAAGCTCGCACAGGCAGGAACGCACCTCAACACGTTCGTGGCGGGGGCGGCGCGGACGGGCAAGGCCGCGAGTAGCGGGTTGGCGGTGGCAGGCCAGGCGGCGGGCGAAGTTGGGCGCAGCCTGAGATCGATGGCCGTGACGGTAGATATGGTGGCGGGCACGAACATCGCTGCATATGCGTTCATGGGCAGTTCGGCTCTCAGGATGGGCAAGGAGGTCGCGCTCGGGGCGTCTTCGCTCTCCACGGTGGCGGCGATGACCGGGACAGTCGGTGCAGCCGCCGCAGCTTCTGCGGTAGGTGTGAGCGCATTAGCCCTCGCGGTCGGGGCCGTGGCCGGTGCCGCAGTCTATTTCGCGACAAAGGGAACGGGACTGCAGCAGATGTTGACTGATGAGAGTGGAACGTTGTTTGTCTACGCCGAATCTTTGGCGAAGAACGAGCAGGCGTTCCGAAGCGCAGCCATGCAGGTCGACCACATGAAGACGAGCCTGAAGTTGAGCGGTCCTGAGTGGCAATACTCCACGACGCGCACGAAGGAGAGCGCCCTCCAGTTGGCAATCCTGCTCGAGAAGATAACGCAGCATGCACGGGTGGTTGTGTCCACGAAGCCTGTGCGGGACGGCTACACGCAGTCATTCCTCGATCTGGGCGACCGGATTCGGGCGAACCAGCAGGCACTCGCCACATACACGGAGCAGACGAACAAGTTCTACGGCGTCGTCACGAAGAGCGACGTGCGTGACCAACTCAAGAAAACGATGATCGACCTCCAGGTCATGCAGAAGGAGGGCATCAACGCTCAACAGATCATCGAGAACGCCGGCCCGAAGATCCTCGCCGTGATCGAGCAGGCGAAGAAGATGGGCATCGACGTGCCTCCCGTCCTGCTCAGCATGGCCGAAGCCATCCAGAGCAAGAACGACCTGTGGGTCGGCGACCTGATGACCGGTCTCGGCAAGATCCCCGAGGCAATGCGGGAGAGTTCGGCCGCCAATGCCACTGAGCTGGCGCGAGTGGAGGCCCAGTTCAAGAGCGGTATCAAGGGCGGTTTCGTTGAGGGGACGAAGGAGGGGATCGACTCGATGCAGGAGCAACTCGCTGCTGCTGCTGCCAACCTGAAGCTCACTATTCCGATCGACTTCGCCCATCCGGACCTGGAAACCCTGATCCAGTCGATGATCGACGGCAATCGCGCGAAGACCACCGGGAGCGCGCCATGAGCTTCGTGGCGATCGAGCGGGGCGACGTCGAGCTCACCGTGACCATTCCCCCCAAGATCGTCTCGCGCTTCGACGAGGGCGGCCCGGCGCGCACCATCTCGGTCGCCGTCGGCGGCCAGGCGATTGCCACCGAGGTGCCCCAGACCGTTGACGAGCGGCTACTCAGGCTCCGCTGGGAGGACATGGACGCCACCCTGGTCGGGATCGTCCAGCAGCTCCTGGACGGCAGCGGGCCCGTCGTCGTTCTGACGCACGTGG